CTCCCCTGGCGGCGCCGGCGGAGCTCCGCCCGGACCTGGCATGCCAGGCATACCTGGCGGGGCCATGCCCGGCGGCATTTCCGGGGGCGCCATGCCTGGTGGGGGCGGCGGCATCGGCGGCGGCGGTCCCATCTGTGGCGGCCCCTGCGGGGGCCCCATCTGCGGAGGTCCCGGCGGCGGCGCCGCCTGCGGGCGCTTCGTTTGGGGGTTCATGGTGAACGGCTGGTTCAACATGACCGTCTTCGGGTTGTCCTCGGCATCGAGAATCCGAGCGACACGGCCAGGCCGGTCGTAAATATGCGGGATAAGGTCGAGGATAACTCGCGCCTCATACGTCATGCTGATTTCAGCCAGGTTGTCGATGAAATGGCTCGAGCCCGCTTGGTGCTGCTGCTGGAGCGCCAGCACGGCGCGTCCGGACTTCGCATTCGACGACTGCTGCCCAAGGGCGCTCTCGAACGCCCCCGTCCCCTGGTGAATAAACTCTCGCGCCTGCTGCAATAGCAGCATGGACGGCCCCAGTCGGGACGTATCGACCTGCGTGCGTTGTGGTGGTGGCGCCGGCGTCCCGTTTAAGCTGACGTTCCGGTAGCGCAAGTAGGGGAAGTTCCTGACGTTGGCGAGCTGCCATTCCTGCTCGTGCCCCTCCTCCTGGCCCTCCACCATCGTGTAGGGCGCTTTGGTTTCCAGGCTCGCCATCTCGACCGCACTGCTCGCGCTGTAATTTAACAATCGGACGGCGTCTTTATTTGGCTCGATGAGCCCGACCCAGCGACGTTCGCTCTCAAATGGGATGAGCTCTCGCCCGATCACGGGAATAATCGGGATATATTGGCCGTTTTGCTCCTGAGCCGGCTCGAGCTCCTCCACGGCGTTGATTACCGACCAATACAACGTCTTAATGGTTTCCCCGGCACCGCGGGCGTCTTCGCCCTCCCGTACCGTTCGCCCCGTCGGGATATCATCGTCGTAGCTGTCCGACCCGTCGTCGAGGAGCACTCGACGCCGGTGGTTTGTCTCGAGCCGGTAATATTCCGCCACCCGTACCGCCCGGCCGGCCCCCTCGTCCCCCGAGACCCAGTGCAGCGTGTCGGTTCCGAGCGCCGACAGCTCGCCCTCGCTGAACGACGCCATCTGGCTCTTCGGATACCGCCGCTTGTAGGCGTCCCACGGCATGTCGTTGATGAGGAACGCCCATTCGGCGTCCGACCCGTCCGGTTCCTGCGCGAACGGGTCCATCACCACGCTCGCCTGCTGGAGAATCCGCTTAATGACAATGCGCTGGTCGAACGGGCTGCCGCCCTCAGGGTCCTGCTCCGTAATGACACGGTAATAGCCCCGGCCCGCCTTCACCGCCCGGTCAAACGCCCAGCTCCTGCTAATATTCGCCCGGCTCTCGACTTCAATCCGGCGATACAGCCCCTGGATGACCTCGGCCGTGTCGTCGTCCGCCTCGTCCGACAGCGGATGAATCTGCACCCCAAGGTGCGCCGCCTTCTCGGCGTTCAACGTGAGCTGGATGGGCTGGTCCAGCGACGGAATAGACAACATCGGCCGTTGCGGGATCGCGACCCCACCAACGAGTTGCGGCTTTCGCTGTTCCTTCACGTCGTCCGGCCAGCTCAGGTCGGGCACCTGAAACCGAAGGGCGTCCACCTCCCGCTTCCGCTGCTCGGCGTCCGCATCAACCCCGAGCTGGAACCGGTCGAGCGCCTGCTTGATGTCTCCCGTGCGTGTTGCCATAAATTATGCCGACATCCAGTCTGTCATGGTGGCCGCCCGCAGGTGCTGGGACGGCGTATGTGGTCGAGGCTCCGTTCGCATGGTCTCGCGGCCACTGATAACGAGATATCGTGTGGCATCCATCAAGTGGTCGGCGACTTTCACTATTTTCCCTTGTTCGTCTCGATGGTATTTCCGAAACTCGCTGCGCCAGTTCGTTAAATGCTCCTGTACCACGAGGCGCCCGGACACGAGAAGGTTCCAGGTCTCCGTGAGCCCAGACTCCACCGCGTTAACCGCAGGCTCAAGGTGTAGCCCCAGGCGACCATAGATGTCAATGAGCGCACGCCCGTCGATCTGGCTACTTCCGGCACTCGCCGGGTCGATCACTCCGCGCACCCAGGCGCCTCGAGCCTTGATCGCCTCTGCATGTGACGCCGGCTCGCCCTGGCCGCGGTAGTGCTCATCATAGAGCACGATGCGCCCAGTCGCCGGGTCCTTGGCGCCCCAGATCGCCGCGGTCCTGTTCCACCCGACGTCAAGCGCATATACCCTCGGCCAGTTGGCCGGCACCTCCGCCGTCGGCACCAGAATCTCCCGCTCAGCTATCGGATAAATCGCACCAGACCCGAGCGACGGTTCGCCTTCGGTCCTGGCGGCGATCTGGTAAGGCGGCGTTGTAGCCAACAGGGCGCGCTGTTCGACCGTGTCGAGGTGCGGCACGTCCTTCCATCCCGCCTGGACGAACGTCTTGAACTCGGCGGATTCTGGCGTCTCGGGCTCGAGAAACCCCTTGACAACCTCGCTCATGCCCCGGAGCGGGGTGAACGTCACCATCACAATGCCCTTGGTGGTGACAGTGCGATAGAGCATCTCGGTGTAGCAGTCCGCCGGCGGCTCCTCGTCACACCAGATCACGTCCTTCGACGTGCCTTCAAACGCCGGGCGTCCCTGCTCGTAGGTTTTCAGGCCCAGCAGACTCAGGCCCCCCGTCACATGGCGGACCTGGGCGCCCTCGAGCGCGCCGGCCAGGCCGCGAGCGGTGATGGTATGGACGATCAGGTGCGCCGGGATCATGCCGGCGCCGGGCTCCTGTGGGCTCCCAAGCAGCTTGGCTTGAACGATGTCCCGCGTGGTCTGGCTGTTCGTCCCAACCGCCCAGCACTCGACGGGCTTGGTGAAGCGGCGCCCAGTCCACCAGTGTGGGTAGAGCCCGGTCAGGTGACACGTTACCTCGTAGGCGCCGGCCTCGGATTTCCCGACCCTGTTTGCAGCCATAAAGAGCCGCTCCTTGGTGTGGCCGGCAGCAAAGAAGTCGAGGTGTTTGAGGTAGCCGGAGCGGGCCATCGGGCCCGCATCTGAGAAGAACGTCGCGAAGCGGCTGCCTGAGCGGCGCGTGGCTTCGGCCGACAGCGCGTCCAATCGCAGCCGCTCGTCTAGTGTCAATGTTGCCACTTAACGCGGACCTTCGCCCTGTGTCGCATACGACACAGTGAAACAATGCAAAAACATTGAGCAAAACGCGCAGGGTCGCATAATACACATTATGTTAACTTTTAACACGCCAAAACATTAAGTAAAACCGCCAAATCACGCATTTGGGCCACGCAACTTCTCGAGGAGCTCGGCCAGTCCGGCCTCGAGGTCCGCGTCTGAGAGCTGCGTTGTTGACTGGCTCACGTCGAGCTCAAGGCTCCCGCGGCTCTGGCCGAACATGCGGTCCATGACTTCCTTGAGGATCGGCGCCGACGGGGCCACGGCATTGAGCCGGTAAGCCTCGGCCCCCGCGTTCAGCCGCTCGGTCATGACTGCGGGGTCGGTGACGGTCTGCCAGCGGCCGGCGTCGTCCCTAGCCTGCATGTGCGTGACGCCCTGTGCGGCGGAGAGCTGGGCGGCCACGAGCGCCGGGAACTGCCGACCCACCTCGGCCTTCCACAGGGACAGCAGGGCGGCCTTCTCGGCCGTGGGGGCATATACCTTGGCCCCGCTTGCGACCGTGCTCCCTAGGGGCCTCCCAGCCCCTCTACGGGCACCTCCTCGGCCGGAGCCTGGGCTCGAGCCCCGGCGGGCCGGGTATTTCAAGTCTTTCATACGTGTTCGACCATATCACGGCTCTGTAGCACCTGGCTACAATTCTCCGACCAGGCGCGGTTGGTGCCTGGCGCGGCGGAACACGTCGGCTGCGGTCGCGCATGGGCGGCAGCGGCCGTAGGTGGCTGCGGGGAGGGGTTGCCCACAGGATGCACAACGCCCTGGGCCGCCACGGGCCTCGAGCACGGCGCACGGGAACGGCACCTGCCCGTGGGTGTCCTGCATCCCGTCGAGTCGCCATTGCACGGACTCGGGGAGGGCGCTGGGGACGGGGGCGGGGTCTGGCTGGTCGCAGTGGCTGACGAGGTGGATCAGGTGGTGTTTGTAGCGTCGCACGTTGGCGAGGTCTGTCTCGGTGAGCGCGTCGAGGGGGGTCACCCAGAGGCTGTCCTGGTCAGCATCCGCTCGGACATCGAGGTTACGTCGCTCGAGGTCGAGCAGCAGGGACAGGGCGGGAACAGGGGTGAGCACACCGAACAGCGTGACGTAGGTGTAGGGCATAGCGAGCCAGGTCCTTTTTTTTACCTTACACACACGG